TAATAAGAGTATGGGCTTAGCGGGAAGCTTTGATACCATACCGCTTACAAGGCCACCCCAGTTCAGTCTGGAGCATATCTGATAAAGTGTGTGGCACTCAAAGGGACCTTCGGGTCCCTTTTTTTATCCGCCGTGTGCACCCACAACGGAGAAGTCAGTTCTGTTTTGTGGAGGTGGGTTTATAATGACCTGATCTCCTACATTAGTTGACTGATCAACCTTTTTAGCATCAATGTATGGATCTCTAAACTCTTCTTGAACTACTCGTCTAGCAGCATTTTCACCTGACTTTTCTAATAGATCTGATGGACCTTGATCAGTAACTGTTCCTGGAGCTTTTGTTTTTAAATTATCAAGTGTAGCATCACCTAAATTCATTACACCGTTATATGCATCGTGGAACGCTTCCATAGCACCTTTACTACTAAATGGATTTAGCGCAGCTCCTAGTGCAGCAGCACCGCCAGCCATAATAGCATAAGGGAATGATAATATCTTCTTAGCTATTTTTAAAATAGATAAGCCTACATTCTTAATAGCATCTCCAAAGTCCATTCTGGTTAATTCCATAAGACCGTCAAGTAAATTTGCAGTTATGTTATCAAATATTTCTGATATAGAAAAACCTTTCATTGCTTCTACAACGTTTTCTGGTAAGAAAAATCCAGCAAGCCATGTAAGACCCATCATTAAAAAATCGAGTGGTAGAGCAACTAGTCCTTTAAGTAATCCGCTAACTGCACCAATAAAACCCGCCAAGAATTTTGTTCCTGCACCTGCATCTTTAAACTGTCCCATGGCTTTCGTTGCGCCTTTTACACTGTCAAAAACTGACATAAGAACAGCTAAAGGTAAAAATAATCTACCTAATACTCTGCCGAAACCTCTAAACGCTGTTGCTATTTGGCCAATCGCCTTCATCGCGGTTTGTACTGGTTTTAGACCTTTAAAGAAAGATCCCATCCTAGTTCCTAAACTTCCAACACTACTGACCACCTTTCCGTTCTTTGCAAGTACGCCAGCTCCAGTTTTAAACATACCAGAAGCTTGATCCATTGATCTAATAATCGGTGCAGATGTATTTTTAAATACTTTCATGAAATCTTGTAGAGGAGCAAAGAATCTTGCAAGTCCTCCTACAATTGATTTCATTACAAAGCTAGCCATTTTTGGTATTTTAGTATTAGTAAAGGCTTTAGCCAAAAGACCTATTCTTCCTCTAAATATACCTATTGCAGAAGTAAGTATAGCTCCACCTAGTGTTAATCCGGCTTTTAATACCTTTGCTAAGTCAATAAACACTTTTTTGGCTTGAATGAAAAAGTTATTAGCTTTAGTCATAAATTGACCAAATGAGCTCTTACCACCACCTTTAAATATACTTTTAGTAAGATCTAAAAATCCAGCTTTAGCTTGCTTAAAATACTTAATAAATCCATCAGACATAAATTTAACAAACTTATCAGCACCTGATATTCTCATTAAGCCTTTACCGAGACCTAGTAAACCTTTTCCTAAAAACTTATATGAATCAATAATACCATCTAGCACACCAAGGATAGTACCTGTAAGAGCTCTACTGATTATCATTCCAACAAGGAAAGACTTTTTATCAGTCCCTCCGAATTCTTCTTTTAGTATATCTAAATTAAGTCCAGTATATTTTGCGATCTTTTCTAATAATTCATTACGCTCTTCGTTTCTATTAACTCTTTCTTTATCGGCTTCCATATCATCAAGCTTACCATCATTAATAGCAGTGATTAAACCTTGTATGGCGGATAGTTGATCTTTATCTAAATTCTTACCTTCTTTTTGTAAATAGTCATTAAGATCTTGCGTATGAAAAGCATTTTCCTTAGCAATTTGAGTAGCTTCATTCAGAGCTTTAAGCTCTTTGACTACTTGAGTAAGCGACTTTTCGGTAGATAGCTGATCGTTACCGCTTGTTATGTCTGAAAAAGAGTCCATAGTTTATTCCTTATTTTTTACCCATTGCCTGAGTGCCAAAGAATGCTGCAACAATACCAGCAACTGCAACAAAATATGTAGGTGCCATGGATCCTAAAGTCTTAGCTGCTTCATCAAGCCCTACAAGCGATGCTACAACAACCGCAAATGGGTATAGTATTAATCCAAACAATGCAAACCATGTCATATTTCTTTGAGCATCACGCATTGCATCTGCATCTTCAAGCTCTTTACGCTTTGCATCAAGATACATATCATGTTCTTCGTTAGATACTTTACCATCACCGTTGGTATCAGCGGGATGATCTAACTTCTTAATTACTTCTTCAGACATTATTGTCTCCTTTGTTCCTTTTTAACTCGTTCGTTTTCTTCTTTAACCCAATCGCCTAATAGGGTAACATATATTTCACGTTCCCAAGGCATCATCTGATCTAATTCTGTTAAGCTCCAGTTATGGTGCTGTATCATCGCAAAGTTAGTTCTATAATAATTAACTAAGCTATCATGAGAGAGGCCTATGTAAAAAAACTTTGAAGACCTCTAAGCTCCTGAGTATTATTTTTACCACATGATACACAATCAAATTCTATATCGTAGGATAATGATGGCATAGTATTAAAAAACTCTGACACTTTTGATAACTGGTCGTTGTTTAATGAATCCAGAAAATCTTTTAAATCAGAATCCTTTTCGCCTGATGCAGGATATACACCATCATCATCGAATATAGTATCAATCGATGATAACATAAGATCAAAAGCTGCATCTAATTCATTAGATTTCTTTTGAGCTGATCCTACATCTGCGTATGATGGATATTTCAAAGTAACACCTACTGAATCCGTCAACATAACTATTTTTTTATCATCATTAATCTCTGGTGTCTTAATATCAGCAAAGTTAATTTTAATATCATTAGTAGCACTGCAATCATCACACTTAAAGTTCAACTCAATAGATTCCCCTACTGATTTAGATCTTAGTGCTAAAAACAATGTCTCTACATCAAACATAGCCAAATCATCTACGTTGATGTCATCATGTACACAAGATTTAATAACGTCTTTGGTAGCATTCATGATTTGTTTTTCATCATTCGTCTCCATAGCCATCATTAATATCTTTTCTTCTTTCACTAGATATGGCCTATAGCTTACTGTTTTACCTGTTGAAGGTATTACTATATCATATCTCGCATTATTTAACTTCGGTAAAGCCATTATATATTCTCCTATTATATTAAATTATATTAAATGCCAAGTGTTGCACCAATGACGTTAGCAGACGACTTAATTGTGTCTACAATATCTTCTGGTACATAGTTTTCGTAACTCAATGTCACACTCATTTTTTGGATAGTATTTTCTGCGTTACTATCTAACGATACTGCATTTACAGTGACTGGAAAAGCTCCTTCTAGTCTTACACTATAAATTGGTATATTCTGCTGATTTAATTGTTGTATAATTATATCAGTCGTAAAATCTTTTTTGTAACCTACGCTATATCTATCGAGGTCAACGATACCACTTAACCAACTATCCATTAGCTTTTTGATATAAAAATCATTAGTTAGTATGAATGACATAGTAACATCTTCGTTAATTACGCCATATGGTACTTTAATTGCTTGTTTATCAGCGGTGTATTCTATTGTAGTAATCTGTCTACCAGGTAGCTGCACTGACTCACACAATATTGATATATCTCTTGGATCAGGTATCATGTTTTTAACGCTACCGCCGGATAAAGCATTCTTTGCAATATCACCTACTAATGATCCTACATCTTTATTAAGCAAAGACCTAAGGGTGTTAGATGTTGGAGGTGTAAACAATACTTGAAAGCGGTTTTGCATTGCAACTCCACCTTTTTTTGCTATTGTAGCTTTTAAATTGTCTATACTGTTCATGATGCGTATGAATTCCTTGAGTATCTCCAAACTGAATCAGATTTAATCTTACTGAACTGTTCAACTGGTAAAAAGATTGCAATTTCCCATTCAGTCATCGGCACTCTTACTATTCGTGACTTCACATGGTCCATAAGATAATGTTTAAAACATGGTTTAAACTCTTTATATTTTTGCACACCTTTCAATGTATTATATCTCATTCGTGTTAATCGTGTGCTATCTGACATATTCTTTGGACCTAATTTCATTAGCTCATCAAGGAATCTTGCACGTACCGCTGGCGATAAGTAATGGAGATTTAGTCCATAGAATCCACCCTTTGCAGGCTCAACCATAATCGTAAGAGGGAATCTATCATAGTATGGTAGCTCTGCCTTATACTTAGGGTCATAAAAATACATTATCATGTCACCTGTCTTGGGTATATTGACGGTATCTAATGCATTATCTTGTAGCAATTGCTTTCTATTTACGTCAGATAATTTCTTAACGTTACGCTGAAACCAGTTCTGAGACTCCTTCGTACGAGGAGATACTCCAGCCCTGAATGCTTGTGCTTGTAATGTGTCGAATAAACTTGCCATGATACTATTTATACTATCCTTTCAACACTTTGATACCTAAATTGCGTAAAGTATCTTCAGTCCATATTTGAAACTTCCAACCCTTATGCTTGGCATACTGCTGTGCAGCATTCCATTTAGATGTATTCTTGATGTATGTGGTTACCTCATTCAAATGCTTCTTGGTCTTACGTGCAGCCTTGGGAGGTACTGTCTGCTTCTTAGGCTTGATTTCAACAAGGATAATCTCACCATTGGTCATTTCAATAAGCATATCAACGAAATAACGATGCAGCTTATTATCAGTCTTGCACTTATATGGTACAACAACCTCTTCACTGTTCCATGCACGTACCTGTGGATTAGACTCTGCCCAACGGAATGCATTGCGCTCCCATAATGACCGATATGTTACCTTGGTAGGATCACCAACGTATTTCTTTTTGTTCTTTACTGTGTATTTGCCCTTGTAAGCCATATAAATAGATCTATAGTTATTAAATGTATTACTATTTATAAAGGTAAAAAGGCATATGTCACACACAATTTTAACATTCCCTGAGACTCTGAGGTCAAAAGTATCCGAACAGGGATTTCCTCATGTCTCATTTTCAATGGCCAGAGGTGCAGTAGCCGAATTCACCGATATTCACCTATTCATTCCACTTGGTATGAGTTCAAATGATAGTATGAACTATGGTGGTTCTGAATTAGGAGTGGTTGGTGCAATTGCAAGAGATAAAAGACTTGGTGGTACTAAGGAAGCTTCTTCTGCCGATTTTATTGCTAAAATGATAGGCAGTTTTAAAAAAGGTGGTGGTATGTCCGCTGGCCTTGCAACAGCAACAGAGCTCAAATCAGGCCTTGTTGTCAATCCATATACTGCCACAACCTTCGAAGGAGTCAATGTAAGATCATTCGAATTTTCATTTAAGCTTGTACCAACATCAAAAGAAG